GCAGGGGATGTTATCTCCCGCATCCAGGCCAAAATATCGGGGGAAATATACGGATACTCCAGAACAAGCTCCCAGACAGGCACCGCCATTTTAGTTATGGAAATCACGGTGCGGGTATATGTATTTGAGAAGCAGGGCGCTACATTCATCCAGAGAGCCACAGGGACGAGCACGGTGGCGGCAGGAGGCTCCGCCCCCCTGTCCACAACCACCCGCAGGGTCGGAGGAGAGAACAACGGGGTGGTCCGCGATATTAGTCTGAACACCCCCGTGACCATTGAGAACCCCGCCAATATTTACATAGGAATCAAGGCAACCTCCGCATTATACCAGGCGCAGAACATAACCACGGTCACTGTAGTCCATTGGGGCGCGGACAGGAGCACCAGCCACCAGACCGTCTCGGGCACATATTACAGGAGCTCGGACGGAGCCAGCTGGAGCGAGTACACCGAGAGCGCCAAGACCGAGCTCGGGGTCGTATTCACGCACCAGGGCGCCAGCATCGAGCCGAGCCTCGCCACTATATCCGGCACCACGGTGCAGATAGCCAAGGCGAGCATACCCGCAGGGCCCTCGGGGACCTACATAAGCACCGAGGAAGCAGGCGCGGGGATCCTTGCAGATTATTATATCGCAGACAAGGCGCCCCTGGCCGACATAGTCCGCGAGCTAATAGAAGCGGCGGGCCTTCTCCCCGAGATCGGCACCGCAGACCTTGGGATGGTAACATTTTATACGGTAATTACAACCGACTACCTCACAGCCATCCACGGGCTGATAGATACCCGCGGTTACGGAATCAAGGACAACCTCCAGGACGCGGGGAGGATCGCACTACTGCCGGAGCACACGACCGACGAAACCCCCGTGCTAAGTATCAGCACCGACCCCACCGCCGAAGGGGAGAAGATAATCATATCCCACCAATTAACCGCCCATTGGGCCAGCGAGAAGGCCACGGTCGCATATATCGCGGAGAACGCCTTGGCTTCGGGCCTGCCCCTGGCATTGGAGAGCGACGACGGCCTAATAGAAGGCTCGCTGATTGAGGCCCTCCAGGTGCCATTATCGAGCGTAACGGTAGATAACACCCTCGGAACCCATGACATGATAGCACACAGGGCGGGCGGAGCCATCAAGAAGCTCCACACCAACGTAATAGAGGGAACGGTCGCCCTGGCGGGATATAGGCCCGGGATATGGGACCTCGCGGGCGCAGGGATCGGAGGCCTCCCCATTGAAGTGGACGTCCCCGAATACCGGGCGCAGGGCGTAGCCATCCCCACCGAAATCGAGCTCGGAGACGGTGTGACCAAAATCAAGCTCGACAACATCCGCACGCAGGACAGGAGCGGGGTCGCGCAGAGCATGGGCCTCGTAGAGGGAACGGTCGCCAACGACGCCACCCTCCTCCCTAAGACGGTGTACATATTCGGCAAGGCCGACGACGAGAAGGACAACCAGGTCTGGCCCGGCTATTCATTTAAGGAGCTAATCTCGGTGGTCCTATTCAGGTCCAACAATACAGGCATTATCCAGAACAACCCCAACTATCTCCGCACGGTAGTGGATGAGGCGGGATATTTGCACCTATTGGCGGTCTTCCCCGCAGACGGAGGCACCTGGACCAGCACCGCACCCATAACCACCGCCGTGGCGCAGATTAACACCTCGCCCTCCCCGGGATCAACCAACCAGACCATAGTGGCCTGCCTTGACCCCCCTAAGTATGTATTGGATAATCAGAACATCCACGTCGACATACGCCTCCGCAACGCATAAAACCCCCAACGGCGGTCTATCCCATCATGAAGGCAGGACAGGCCGCCGTAATCCTTCTCGTATTGATTGGGGCAACGGCGACGGCGACAGTAGGAGCGAGCGAGAGCGACGCCGAGGGGACTGTGACGGTTTGGCTTTATCACGAATCGGGGGCCCTTTGGAAATCGGAGAACGTAATGGCGGGAACGACCCTCGCGGACATATTGGCGGGGGCGTATCCATCCGCCCAACATTGGCTCGATATTTGCACAGGCTACGAATGGCCGAAGGATCGTCCGATAGAATAGGACGCTACCCTCCGCGTATCGACCGCAGAGCCACCGCAGGAGCCGACCCCGGCACCGCCCAACCATGACCTCCTATATCTCGGGATCGGGGCGGCGGTCATAATCGGGATAATGGCATTAATCGCCCGGAGGTATAATTAAACCCCTCCTTTTAAATCCGCAAATCTAAAACCACTTCATGAAGTGGCCCTCGCTATTCAACAAGCCCACCGTCTACGAAGCTCCCGCGAAGGGAGTAAAAGGGGCCACTATCCGCGTCTCCGACAAGAAACGCGCCACCGCCGATAAGTACACCGAGCTCCAGGAGCTCCGCCAGCACGAGGCATTTTTAGAAGTGTATGAGGCGACCATAGCCGGCGCCATCATCGACACCGAGACAGACGACCTGTTCGCACAGGGGTGGGCAATCAACGGCGAGAACCCCGACGAGGTCGCCAAGGTAAGGGAATATCTCGAGGCGGTGGCCTTCGAGCAGGCCGTGAAGCAAATGGCGACCGAGTCTAAAATATTCGGCTTCGGGATCGCGGAGGTCGGCCAGCAGGGCACCAGGCACGTCCTGGTCCCCCACGCCACCCTTAATATATTCCCCGCATACGACGAGGACGGCTGGCTCGACGGTTTCAGACAGAAGGGAGCCAACGACACCGTACTCGCGGAATGGACCCCCGCCCAGGTAGTCACCCTGGCCCTCCGCCCGAGCGCCACCACGCCTGGCATAGGCAGGAGCCAGCTCGCCCAGGCGTACTCCGCCATCGTAAATTATGAGGACATCCGCAAAGCAAACGTCGAGATGGTCCTGCGCATGGGATACCCGACGTATGACATAGAGTTCGACGACGACGGCCTCTCCCCCGCGGGCGCATTATCGGGCGAGGTCGCGGACCTGGGGCCCGGCTCCGTAATCAGCACGGGCCTCGGTGCCAAGATCAACACCCTGAACGCCCAGGGAGTAACCCAGGTCCAGGCATACGCGGAAATGGCCCTCCAGGGCGTAGCCGTAGCCATGCAGGTGCCCCGCAGTATGGTCGGCCTGGCAGACAACAGCGAGGCCACCGCCAAGGTCACCCAGGCGAAGTATTATAACAGAATCTCCGCCGAGCAGGCGATTATAGCCCACACGATCCAGGCCCAATACATCGAGAAGTATGTCCTCCCCGACCTCGGCATTAAGCGCGGTGCCATTCAAATCTTCTTCAACAACCCCGACCCCGAGGCACAGCTGAAGAAGGCACAGCTCCTCCAGATAATCACGACCCTGGACCCCACCGACCCCGAATATTTACTCTCCGTAGAGGAGCAGGCCGAATTATGGGGCAAGCACCCCAAGGCGGGAGAATACGACGAGGACAAAATGCAGGACATGCTCATGCAGAGGGTCGCCCGCCATATTGCCGAGATACAGGGCACAGCGCCCGCACAGGATAACCAGGAGGCGCCCCAATGAGCAGGAGCCCTGTAAACCGCAGGGACCCCTCGGGGACCCGCAGAATTGAGCGCCGGACCATCGAGAGGATGGACGCAGTCATAGACACATACGCGGAGATAATGGCGAGGACCGCCTCGGGCGTAGAAGAAGGCGTGAGCGTAAAGATAGACACCGACCGCGCAGGGAAGCTCCAGCGCTTCCATGATGCCATGATTGAGGACCTGACCATAATCGCCCGGGAATGGACCGCGGACACCATCGACGCCGCCGTCAAGAACACGGACAAGATATTCAACAACCTCCACGCGGGAATACAGCTCGGCAACGTACCGATACCCCAGGAGGAGGCAACCATCCTGGGAATAGGCCTCGAGACCAATGTCGTCACCGTAGCCGACGAGCTCCTAAAAGACGTCGCCCGCGTAGCATCCGAGGGATACCTGCAGGGGCTCGGGGCGGACCAAATCGCCCGCAACATCGAGAAGGAGGGCCTCACCGTAAAATGGAACGCCAAGAGGATGGTCCGCACCGAAACCATGAGGATATGTGACGTAATCGCAAAAAATAGGTATGAGGCGGCAGGGTGCGACGGCTATCTCTCGTATCCTACCGACGACGACCGCCTCTGCACCACCTGCCTCGGATATGCAACGGGCGGGAGCGGAACGACGCTGAAAGTGTACGGATTAAACGAGCCAATGGCCCTGCCATGGCATCCTAACTGTAGATGTTGCAGACTCCCGCACTTCCCCGACATGGAGGCAATCACAATATGACGAAGCATAAGGGCTATTACAACAGCGCGGGGACCATGTCCTCGTATGAGGCCACCGAGGACGGGGGCCTGATGATCCACGGCGTGGTAATCATGGCCGCGGGCACCTGGACCGACATGCACGGAATAAAAACCACATTCAGCCCCGAAGTCCTCCAGGCATGCGCGACCCAATGGGCGGATAATGCCGTATGGACCAGGCACGCGGGAGGGACCCCGCGGAGCGTCACCGAGAAGGTCGGCGCCGTATTGAATCCCACTTACTCTCCCACCGAATACGCCGTCATAGCCGACGTATTTTTACACAACCAGACCGACGCCAGCAGAGCCTGCGCGTCCCTGGTGCAAATGGCCCGCGAGGCCGGAGGCATCAAGGACGTCAGCGCGGAGACCATCGTGGACATAGACAGGGATGGGATCGTCCAGGACGTAACCTTCACGGGGCTCGCATTGGTAGAGGACGGGGCGTGCGAGACATGCAGGCTCCCGGCATATTCGGCACAGGAGGACAACGACATGGCTGAAGAAGAACCCAAGCAGGAGACCACCGAGGTCGAGACCAAGACCGAGGAGACCGAGACCAAAACCGAGGCCCCCAAGGACAACACCGACCTCCTGGACATGCTGGCAGGCTTCGTCGCCGGGATCATCCCCGACACTAAGGAGATTATCGAAGGCATCCGCGAGGCAGAGGGAGAGGACAGGGTCCGCGCCCTCGGACGCCTTGAGGGATGCATGCAGGCGTGGGGCTATCCCACCGTGGCCGAGGAGTACTCCAAGGCCATGGCCGACGCCCTCGCGCAGTTCGAGAAATCCATTGACGAGAAGCTCGCCAACATCCAGAACCAGGTCGCACAGTACAGTAAACCCGCAGGGCTGAAAGGCAAGGCGGGCGCAGACAAGGACCAGAGCACCGAGCGCCAGACTCTGACCCTGTACGGGAGCGGTAGGACCGCTCTCTATTGAGGCGCAATTACAGGAGAGAAAAACATGGCCGCAATTACAGCCTTCCCCGACATCCCCAACACCGTCGAAGGTGCTTACGGATATGACGCCTCCTTCGAGGCATCCGCAGACATCCTCGCGGGACAGGCGGTGCAGATCGCCTCCACCGGCAAGATCGCACCCGCCACTGCCAGCACCCAGAAAGTAATAGGCGTCGCCCTTTACGACATCCCCTCCGGCACCATTGGAGCCGTTAGGGTCCTCGGAGCGACCACCTGCGCCAACGGCGACGGCGCGACCGCAATCACCGCAGGAGCTGCCGTCACCGCAGGAGCCCTCGGAGGAGTAGTCGCCGCATCCACCGGCGCTATCCTCGGAATTGCCCTGGAGCCCATCGCAGGCGGAGCAACCGGCAAGGTCCTGGTCTGCCCCGGAATGAACACCACCGCATAAGGCGATTAAAATGGAAAACGGAAAATACATCAACAAGCCCTGCGACTTCGCAGGAAACGCAATTCCCGTCGGAATGTATGACAGGGCAACCCCCAGTCAGCTCCTCAAGACCATCATGGCCGTCGACAACGGGAACCTGGACTTCTCCGCCGAGGAGACCGAGAACCTCCTCAAGAGCCTCCCCGAGAAAATGGTCGGAATGAAAGCGAACAAGAGGGGAGCCCTCGAGTTCGCCACCTACACTAAGGCGGACTTCCTGGCTCCCAGCGGACCCGCGGGCACGACTATTAAGGGCTCCGGGATCGTGGACGTATTGGTCGCGGACGCGATCGTCGAGGGAAGCCAGCCTTACATGAGCGCCAGGAAGGTCCTCGAGGTATGGAGGGCAAAATCCGGCGCCGAGCAGATCCCCTTCTTCACGACCCGCAGGGCCGCTAAGGCAATCGCACCCAACGGAGACGCCGCCGACCTCGCCGAGAGCATGGGCGTCGCCATGGCGATCCCCAAGGAGTACAAGCTGACCTGCACCCTTGATAAGGGCATCCTCGCAGACAGCTCCGTCGACGTAAAGGCCGCCGCCATCAAGGAAATGGGCGCCTCCCTGGAAATCGCCCTCGAGCAGGAGGCCGTGGACGTCTGCCTGGCCAACGCATACGGAACCGCCACCAGCGCCGCCACCGCCGACGCCCTCAAGGGATTGAACCTCGCCAGGGGCCAGATTGGTAAAAACGGCTTCCGCGCGAGCGGAGCACTCCTCGCCCCCATGTTCGAGGCACACGCGCTGAACAGCATGGCCGTCCCCGCCTACAATGACAGGGCCCAGGGAATCGGCGAGAACGCCAGCCTCCTCCGCTTCGCAGGTATGGACCTCGGAGTCAGCGGAGCCACCGGCCTCGATTGGGGAACCGCCACCAATGTCGGAGCCCTGGTCGTGGACAAGACCCACGCCCCCCACATCATCATGAGGGAGGACATGACCCTCGGCGAGTTCGACAACGTCACCAAGTACGCAGAACAGCCCACCGTAATCTCCCGCTTCTGCGTGGTCGCCCCCGTAGAGACCAAAAAACAGGACAACAAGGGCGCCTGCATCAAGGTCACCAACTCCTGAAAGCATTTGAACACCGCAGGGGGGCGGAGACCCCCCACCCCATCCCCGCGACATGATCCTAAACACCCACACCAACGCCAAGGTCCTGACGCATGAATACCAGCATACCCTGGACCAGGCCATAATAAACCGTAATCGCATAAGCGACGAGCAGGCCAAGTGGCTCGCAGTACCGAAGGCGGTCGGGACGGGCGCATACGATAACGAGGCGCGGGGATGGATGGATAACCCATCCTGGGACGGTTCCATGCAGAGGTACACCCCGCTGGACGGCCCGGGACACAAGGGGGTCAAGCCATGAGCATAGCAACCAAGACCCGCCTCCTCCTCGGATTATCCGCGGAGGTAGTCCCCGACGACGTACTGAACGACGCCACGGAGCTCGCCGAAGATTGGTGCAGAGCCAGGGCCTCCGCATATTCCACCCAGGCCCCCGAGAGCGCGGTCGTATTAATGGCCGTATTCTTTCTCCGCCAGCACCTGGACCTCGCCGGCATCAAGCCTTCAAGTATCAGCATGCCCGATTTATCCATGGCGACCGACGTCCGCTCCATGTGCGACCTCGCCAAGGACATGGCCGTGGAAGCCATCAAGAGCCAGGCCACCGCCAGGGGCCAGACCTTCCGTCATATCAGAAGCGGGAAGGTGGGCAGATGGAATTAAGCCCCCTGGCCGAGGTATTAAAGAACACCATGAGGCAGACCTGCACGGTGTATAGATATGGGGGTGCTGACCCCACGGGACAGCCCATATATTCCCGGGGGATCGCTTGGCCTTGCAGGATCGCCATAAGGACGGAGAGGGGTTTCAATGAGGCGGGCGACTATATCACGAACAGCACTGTGGCCCTCCTCCTTCCCGCCAATTGCGAGGTCGGGGCGTATGACATGGTGGACCTGCCCGCCCCGTATCAGCAGGGCGCGATTATCCGCGAGGTAATCACGGCCACCGACTTTTTAGGCAGAGCAACCCACCAGGCGGTGCGTATCGCATGAGCTCCGACTTCGAGACCGCCCGGGAATCCATCGAGAGGATGGTCCGCAACCATCCAGAGAACGTCGCACGCATCCTCGCTAATCACGGCGGGAAGATCGAGACAAGGGCGGCCATATTGACCCCCGTGGACACCGGCCTCCTCATGAGGGCCACGCAGTACCATGTCTCCGCCATCGACGCATACGGGCACGGCGAAGTCTCGCTCACCGTAGAGAACCGCATGGTCTACGCACACTATCAGCACGAGCGCAAATTAAACCACCCGAACAAACCGACCGCCCGGGATCATTTTATCTCCATCCCTTTTGAAAAGGAAATCCCGGCAATCATCGACGACATAGTCCAGACCGACATAAAGGAGGCCACAGAATGACACAGCAATACACGCCCGTGACCTGGCAGGACGAGACCACAAGCCAGCAGGGCACTCTAATAAACGCAGAGAGACTCAACCAGATGCAACAGGCCCACCACTACGCTGATGGGTTCGAGGAGGTGGACGCGGTCCCCACCGCCGACCCCTCCGTCGCATACCATAAAATCGTCTATTGCACCGCAGACAGTACATTTTATCGCTGGGACGGCACCGAATGGACCAAGGACATAGACGACGAGACCAAGGCCCTCCTCCAGCAGGAAATAGCACGCGCCACCGCCGCCGAAGGAGAGCTGGCGCAGGACATAGCAGACGAGACGACCGCCAGGGAGACCGCGGACACCGCCATGCAGGCAGACATAACCGCCATGCAGAGCGGGAAGCTGGACAAGCAGACCGCAGGCCCGCTCCAATACCAGATTTATGGAGTAAGGGGCTCGAACCAGATAATGTTCGACACATGGGGCAGAGGCCACACCAAGGTCCCCACGTATGGCATAGAGGAGGACCTCCTCGCCAAGATGCCGACATACGGCCTCACGGATGACACCGTGGTGAATTACGGCTGGGCCACGGGGCAGATAGGGGCGGAGGCCACCGCACGCGCCGAGGCGGACACCGCCCTGGGCGGGAGGATCGACACGGAGCAGGCGAGGGCAGAGGCCGCCGAGCAGGCCAACGCGCAGGCCA